TTATCAGTTGTTTTTGAAGCGATTGAGGAAAAAAATTGGTCATTTTAGATATTTTCTTTGTGGTGAGTATGGTAGCAAAAAAAAGCGTCCACATTACCATGTTATTATATTTGGCTGGAAACCAAAAGACTTAGAGTATTTTTTTACAGATAAGACTGGTAATGTTGTTTATTTATCAAAGTTTGTAGAAAGTATTTGGCAAAATGGTTTTGTTTCTGTTGGTGAAGTTAATTTGTATACAGCAAAGTATGTTGCAAAATATATGCAAAAGCAAGTTGATTACGGCGACTTAAAAAAGCCTTTTATTAGAATGAGTTTGAAACCCGGTATTGGTTATAATTATTTTGTTAACAATCTACAATTATTACAAACTGATAAGGTATATGTAAAAGGTAATTATGTAAAATTGCCACGTTATTATTTGAAAGTAGCAAGTAGACAAGGTTATGGCGATTTAGCTTTAAAAGAGAATCGTATAAAAAAAGCACAGCTTTTGAAACGTTCTGAAGAGGAATTAAAAAATAAAAATTTGGAATGGAGCAAAAGACTTGCAAAAAAAATTTAATTGTGGTTAAATATATTTGTCATATAGGAGGTGTAAATATGATTAAATTTAAAAAAATTATTTATCGGAAAAATGGAAGCTATTATGACATTGTTTTCTTATTAGATAAAGAAAAAATGCGCATAGTTGTTCGTATTTTTCCAAGTGATTTGTATGAGCCGGTTTCTGAATTTACTTATGATAAATATGAATTAGATAAGTTTATCGGTCATTTACTTCATTTAGGTTATTCATATGTTGGTGAAATTGCCATGTTGGAGGAAACTTTATGTTAAATAATTTAGTGTGTTTAATTTTAGGTTTAAGCGGTTTAAACATTTCTATTATTGGTTCAGTTGTTGATAGTCAACCAACTACTTTGTATGGTTTGATTAGTTCAATTATTTGTTTAATTGCACAATTTTTATTGTATTATTTTGGAGTAAAGAAAGGAGAAAAAAATGGCAAATAAAAAAAGTTTACTAGTATATCGTACTGGCGAATATGTTTCTACTTTTGAGCAAACTTTTGACTATATTCGACCAGAATATGCTAAAGATAGTTCAAAAGATTGTTTGGTTAAGGTTGGCGATATTAATGTTTATGAATTAATTCAATCTAATGCTGATTGTGCCTTAGATAAAATTCTTGATAAGTTTCTTATGCGTGATAATATCGACAATCATGTTATTCAATTAGTTGATGATAAGCCTTATGAAGTTGAAAATATTTCTTTTGATTTAAGCGACTTAGGTTCAGCATATGAGAAGATGGATAATTTAAGAGAGCGTTATAATATACCAGCCAATTATACTAGTTTTAACGATGTTTTGAATTATTTACAATCAGTTCAAAATGAGGTTTCAAAGCGTAAAAAAGTTTTAGAAGAAGAAAAAGCTCAAAAAGAAAAATTTTACAAAAAGGAGATAATAAATAATGAGAAGAAAGAGACTATCGAAGAAAGCAAGTAGACGTCAATTCCGCCGTACAGCTAATAAAGTGCATAAAAAGAATATTAAAAGAATATATACAAAAGGAGGTTTTTGTTTATAATGAAAAAGGGAGTAGTTAAAAATGCAATTATTGATACACAAGAAAAAATCGATTCTGTATCTCAAGAAACTTGGGAAAAAATTAAAGAGACTTATGATTGTGAGTTATATGTAATATTTGATAGAATATCGCACAAATATTCAAGTCCATTACCTTTTCAAAATAAGCAATTAGCTATTCGATATTTTGATAGTTTATTAGCAAATTGTGATAATGTTCGTACAAAAGCTAGTGATTATGAATTATATCACGTAGGTTTTTATGATACTGAAACAGCTAGTTTGCTTGTTGTATCTAAATTATATGTTAAATCTGGTGAAGAAATTATGGAGGTTGACAATGGCAAAGGTAAAAAGTAGAAATTTTGTTCATTCGACACAAGGTTATGTTAAATATGCTCGTTCTAAGTTTCCTATCGACCATAGCCACAAAACTATGTTTAGTATGGGACAATTGATTCCTTTAGACGTTCAAGAAATTTATCCCGGTGATTCGATTAAAGAAACTACTACACATGTTATACGTACAACTTCGCCATTTATTAGACCGGTTATGGATAATTTATTTATTGATATGTATGCTTTTTTTGTTCCAAATCGACTTGTTTTTGATAAATGGGAAGAATTGATGGGAGAGAATAAACAAGGTCCTTGGGCTGAAACTACTACACCAAGTGCTCCTATGGTTAGTTTAACATCTGATAAACCAGCTATTGAAAATTCAATTGCTGATTATATGGGAATACCTACTCAAAGTATTGCTCCCGGTATTGATTGGCCTATCAATGAATTACCATTCAGAGCTTATGCATTAATTTGGAATGAGTGGTTTCGTAATGAAAATGTAGAGTACCCCGTTCATTTTACTACTTCTACTAATAATAATGGGTTTTTTAATGGTGAGCCTTGGTCTACAACTAACATATTAGGTATGCCGGCACCCGTTAATAAATTTAAAGATTATTTTACAGCCGGCTTGCCAGAGCCACAAAAAGGTGAAGCTGTTGATATTCCTATTCGTATCAATAATTTTAATTTACCGGTTGCACCGCTAGCTCAAAATATTCCTACTAGTTTATTGAATCAACAAATTAGAGTTAGCGATAGCAACGCTGGTACTGATATTAATAATAACTTCTCTATTGGTGCAACAGCTGATAGTTCGACTTTAGGTTTAAAAGAAGATGTTCAATGGAATAAAGAAAAAGAATTATATATTACTAATTTATTTGCACAAGCTAATAATGATTTAGTTAAACAAGCTTTTGACATTGGCACAATTCGTGATTTAACATATGCTAATCAATTACAAATTTTGCTTGAAAAAGATATGTATGGAACGCGTTATGTTGAATATTTATACAATCATTTTGGTTGTGTTTCTCAAGATGCTCGTTTACAAAGACCCGAATTTTTAGGCGGTAAGCGTATGCCTATTCAAATTCAACAAGTACAACAAACTTCTCAAAGTACAGAGCAAAGCCCTTTGGCTCAAGTAAGTGCATATTGCTTGTCTGGTGGTCGTTGTGGTTATTCTAAAGGCTTTGTTGAACACGGTTTTGTTATTTGGGTTGGTTGCGTAAGACAACACCATACTTACCAACAAGGCATTGAACGTTTTTGGACTAGACAAAATAGACTTGATTATTATGATCCCGTTTTCGCAAATATCGGTTTTCAACCTATATATGAAAGTGAGATATATGTTGGTGAAAAGTCAACAGCTCAAAAAAATGTTTTCGCATATACTGAGCCTTGGCAAGATTTACGATTCAGATTTAGTCGTATTTCTGGTTCTTTGCGATCTACTACAAACAATGGTTTTGATATTTGGCACTTTGGCGACAAGTATTCTAACCCGCCTACTTTAAACGAACAATTTGTTGAAGAAACATCATCATATGTTGATAGGACTTTGTCTGTTCCATCGACTACCGCTCCGCAATTCGTATTAGATTTATTTTTCAGTGGTTCAATCATTCGAGTATTACCAACATATGGTAAACCTGGTTTAATCGACCATCATAGTTAGCTTAAAAATCGATTTCGATTTTTAGCCTAAAAAAGGGGGTATTTATGCATTTTTGCACCCCCCCTTACTATTTACACAAGTTGTCTTTGAAAATGCGAATTTCAAAAATTCAATTTAATTGATTATTTCCTACCACAAAAATGACTTGTTTTTTATTATTTTATGCCATTTTTGGCAAGAAAGGAGCAATCATGCTTAATATTCCTACAACCGTTCCGGTTGCACCTAGTGCTTGGAATTTATATAACAAAGTTTCCGGCACACAAAAACAATATGAAGTTCCTACTAATAATGACAATTTAACAAATGCAACTACCGATTTTTCCGGCAATTTAGATTATAAAAGGACTCTTCAACTTTTAGAAAAAGAACAGCAATTTAATCGTGAACAAGCACAAATTTCTAGAGATTGGCAAGAGCGTTTGTCAAATACAGCATATCAGCGTGCTACTCAAGATTTAAGAAAAGCTGGTTATAACCCCGCATTGATTGTCGGTCAAGGCGGTGCAAGTACACCAACCGGAGCTACCGCATACAGTACTAGTAAACAATCACATAATACTAGCATTAATACAGCTACATTGTATCAAGCTTTAATTAATGGCGCGTTTAAGTTAGCTAGCTCGTTTGTGTCTGGTTTATTTTTCACAAAATAAAAGCTTTTTTTGTGGCGGCTCGGAACGAACGCAACTAAATAAAGCTTTTGGTGCCCGGTTCCAGCACGTATGGAACGTCCCCCCTAAAAGGGGGGTAGGGGGTTTTTAGCACACTTATTTAAATAAGTGTGCTTATAAAATAAGGATAATTCCTTGAAAGAAGAATTAAAAAATAAAAATTCTTAAGCAAAACGTCCGTGCACTTATTAAGTGCCGGCGTTTGCGATTTTTGATATTAGCACGCTACTTGATATATATGTGCTAGTTGACACCACTTTATTAGCTGTACGGAGGTTATATGTGTTTAAGTCCAATTAAAGCCAGTATAAAAAAATTTGTTGATATTGATACTGGCGAATATCGTACTATTTTAAATTTTGGTTCAAAAGCTAATTCATTAATTATGCAAAAAAAAGCTGAGCCGATTGACTTAGCTTGTGGTAAGTGTGTTGAATGTGAATTAGCTAAATGTAATGAGTGGAGTTATCGTATTGTGAATGAAAGTTCACTTTATAAAGATAATTGTTTTATTACTTTAACTTATAGAGATAATCCTGTTGAGTTAAATATTAGAGATTATCAGTTGTTTTTGAAGCGATTGAGGAAAAAAATTGGTCATTTTAGATATTTTCTTTGTGGTGAGTATGGTAGCAAAAAAAAG